TCAAAACGTGTTGCAATACATTTCTGGTACGGTAAAAAACGGTGCAGAAGTTCCAACATTTGGTGTGTGTGGTTTTGGTACATGGACATTATTGGCTCAAGACTTTGTAGGTCAAGAACAGTATGTTATTACTCCAGGTCATGCGTTTGATGGCGATAGCAATGGACCGCAAGCTGCGTTCAGAGCCTTGATGATTGCTGGTGTTCCAATTTATCCAGACCCATATTGCCCAGAAGGAACGATGTATTTTATTAATTCAAATTACCTTAGTTTATACATTCATGATCAAGGATCATTTGTATTTACAGGTTTTGAATCTACTTTACCTAACTGGCAGATTGGTTATGTTGGTGCAGTGTTAATGATTGCGGAATTAGTTTCTGTTAAGCCAAAATCAATGACTCGCGTCACTGGTTATAACTCAATTTCACTATAAGGAGCGTATAACATGGCACTCGGTCTAAATAAAATCTTATTGGCAAACACCAATACCAACACTCCAGGCGCTTATCCGCAAACAGTGGTGATTTCTGCAATTGGTACGGGCAATACAACTGCGATGAACGCTGGCACATTAATTGCTCAGTATGTTCCCGCTGGTTTGTATATCATGCCTGTCAACACTACTGCAAACGTTGCTATTGAAGTGAATAGTGGAACCAACAACAACAACTGGTCAACTTATGTTGCTGCTAACTCTGGCGGTACAATTATTTCTGATGGCTATAACGTGCGTGCAAACGCAACGGTTACAAACCAGTCATTAACTTTGTATACGGTCAACGGCGGTCAAGCAGTAAACCAAACCTTCGTAAGTTAAGGGGTAAACAATGGCTAATCCAGATTCAGTTGGACAGTTTTATCTTGATTCGTTTAGTAACGGTCGTCTTGCAGTTGTTCGTGCAACCCAATTAAATACTGGCGGTAATGCAGTAATTACTTTGCCTTTATTAAGTGGCGGATTAACCAACGGTGGTGCAACGGCTAATTCTGGGGGAATAATTGTTCGCAGAGTTACGATTCAAAATCCAAGTGGTAGCGTTTCTTCTGCTAACGTGTCTATTTCTGCCACCAACAACAATGCCAACGTAGTATTTGGCAATACTGTGTTATCAACACTTACGGGTGTTGGTACATGGCAAGACATTACACCGTCTGCGCCTTACACAACAAACGTGGTATCGGGTGTGGTTACGCAAGCATTATATGTAAACATTAACACCCCATCTGGAAACGCTAATACCGTTGACATTTGCGTGTATGGTGACGTAGTAAGTTTTTAATTTTTGAAGGGGATAAGATGTCAACTGTATTTGTAACGAATAACACGGACTATGAGGTTTGCGATGGATACGATGGTAAATTTTATAATTTTCCAAAAAATGAAACTGTTGAAGTTCCTATTGAAATTGCTATTCATGTTTTTGGTTATGACCAAGAAGACAAAAAACCATATTTGACTCGTTTAGGTTGGGTAAAAAGTGGCGCTGATTACAAAGAGGGTTTTAAATCCTTAGCGCTTGTTGATATTCAGCTTGAACGACCAAAAAAGAACCAATCGTTATCCCCGTTGGTGGAGAGAGTACCCTTGCCTGACTCACATCAAGCGAGGGGAAAAATCCTTAAAGCAGTTTAAACTATGAATAAAACATGGCAACCTTACAGAGCTATCTCACCGATGTTCAACGATTGTTGCACGATGCCAACCTTAATTTCTATACTCAACAACAGTTAACTGACTATATTAATTCGGCTAGGGCTCGTGTAGTTCGTGACACAGGGTGTTTACGACAAATTGCAATAACACAAGTCCCTACAATTCAAGGTGGCACCCCTACGGCTTGGGTTGCCAACACCACAGTGACCGCTGGACAATATGTTTTCAGCAACATTTTTATTTATCAATACCAAACGGGTGGCACAAGTGGCTCTACTGCGCCTCCGTACCCAGCTTCAAACAATAATAATTACAGTAATTACCCGCCAACCACTGCGTTTGCCGATGGTAGTGCCACACTGTTGTATGTAGGCAACTGTGAAATTATTACTTACGAGAATATTTCTTCTATCTTGGCAACCATGCCGTTGTCCATTTCTTCTGGTAATACCGTGCTTGATGTTCTCAATATTAATCTGTATTGGGGTAATACAAGGGTGCCTCTCGACTATGCGCAGTGGTCTGAATTTAATGCCAAGATGCGTTTTTGGCAAAACTACATTGGCAGACCTTTAGTTTTTAGTATTTACAGTGAAAACAGAATTTACATTGGACCAGTACCAGATCAAACCTATCAAATTGAGATAGATTGTGTTGTGTTGCCAAATAATTTAGATTTAACGAATCCATCCGCAGTAGATGTGATTAATGATCCGTATAGCACAACAGTCAAATTTTACGCTGCCTATTTAGCCAAATATTATGAGCAATCGTTTGGTGAGGCAGAAATTTATAAACAAGAATACACAAATCAAATCCGTGCGGTATTGAACTCTGTATTTACAAGACGGATACCGACCATGTATGGCTCAGGAATGTAAATGGCTAGCGCAGAACAGAAAAAGTCCTATAAGGTGGTTAAGGAATTTAAGAGTCTTAACACTAAAGCCAACCGTACATCAATTGGAGATGACGAGTTTAGTTGGCTAGAAAATGTTCAGCCTGTAGGTTATGCCAACTTAAAAATCATTCCGACTGTATCTAATGTCATCAACGCAACAGGCAACATTGTTACTTTCAGTAGTACGGTTACTACCTTTGCTTCTGTCAATTTAGGGCAAAACGATTACATTGTTGGTTTTGAAAACAATGGTGGCGCACAATTTTACAATGTTCAAACTCTGGCAACAGGCAATGTAGCGGTTGCGGGTACATTTTCCAACTCTGGAATCAATTACTCACAATACAACAATGATCGGATGTTGATTCTTGACCCGAGCAAAGGTTTGTTTAGTTGGGATGGAAATAATACCGTTTCAATTGGCTCGATTGGCACAATTGCTTTAACTTCTGCGGGCAATGCTTATACTTCGGCACCCACAGTCACTATTTCTGCACCAGATCAAGTGGGAGGCACCCAAGCCAATGCGGTGGCAACTATTTTGAACGGAAATGTCAGTACCATCACGTTATTGACGGGTGGAACAGGCTATACCAATGGTGCAAACGTTGTGGTGACGTTTTCGGGTGGTGGTGGTTCTGGTGCGTCAGCAATTGCGGGTATTACTACCTTTGCCACAGGCACATTGTCTTTTGCAGTAGTCAGCGGTGGTTCGGGTTATACCAATACGGCAAATACGACTATTTCGTTTAGTGGTGGAGGTGGTTCGGGTGCGGTGGCTCAAGCTATTGTGCAAGGCAATGCTATTACCCAAGTGATTATGACCAACAACGGTACAGGCTATACCAACGCAGCCAACATTATTGTGACCATTACTGGTGCGGGTGGCAACACGGCAGTCTTACAACCGATTGTATCAACCAATCAAAATGTGGGTGTAGCGACATTTAGTGGTCGGGTGTGGGTAGCACAAGGAAGAACAGTAATTTACTCCGCAGCGGGCTATTATAGCGATTTTACGAGTGTTTCTGCGGGTTATTTGACATTAACCGACTCCACATTGCATGGAAACATTGTGCAACTCTTGGCAGCCAATAATTTCTTGTATATTTTTGGTGATGACTCGATTAACGTGTTCTCAGATGTACGGGTGGTGACGGGTGGTATTACCATTTTTACCAACACCAACGTGTCGGCATCCGTAGGCACAAAACGACCTTACGCTATTTTTCCTTATTTTAGATCCGTTTTGTTTATGAATGATTACGGGATGTATGCGTTGGTCGGCTCAACCACATCCAAGTTATCTGACAGTTTAGACGGCATGATTCCGAATATTGACTTCAGTAGTCCTATTTATGCTGGACAAGTGCTTCTGAATAACATTTTGTGTGCAGCGTTTAACTTTAGGTACTATGATGCAAACTTTTCTAAGGGTTATCGGTATATTCAAGCGGTGTTTTTTGAGAAGAAATGGTTTATCACTTCGCAAAATGACAATCTGGTTTACATTACTTCTGTCCCTGTTTCGGGGAAGATTTCTCTTTTTGGCACGGATGGTACGACTTTGTATCGCTTGTATAACGACAACATTAATAATATATCGAGCATTGTTCAAACGGCTTTAATGCCAATGGATGACAATATTCGGACTAAACAAGCCTTAAAGATTGGTATTGAAGGCACCAACATTAATTCTTCTGCCATTTTGAATGTCACGGTGGATAGTGAATCGAGCAAGAGTCCGACCATTGTGTTATCCAGCGTTTTAACTTGGCAAAACAACAATTTTCAGACAATTGGGTGGGCAAATGCCACAGGAACATTGATTTCATGGTTGACTAGCGGATATACCTTATACAAATCTGACGCAAAACAGTATGGTAAATATCTTGGAATGACAATACAATCTAGTAACGAGCCAGGATTTACTTATAACGGTTTTGAATTTGAACACGAACTAAGAACGAGGTTTTAATGGGAGTCCCATACACATTTTCTACGGCATCGCAGTCAATTCCTTTAGCGCAATTAGACGCTAATTTTGCCACACCCATTGTACTCGGATCAAGTACCGCTGCTCTCGGTCAAACCGTTACAACATTAAATAATCTTACACTTTCCAATGTTACTATTTTGAGTGGTTCTGCAACCCTCAATAATTTAACGGGTAATGTTACTTTTGGTAATACCACAGTCAATCTTGGTAGCTCATCTTCGAGTATTGGTAATTTAACTTTAAACAACGTTCAAATTAATAACGGAAATTTATCAAGTGCGGTGATTCCGACTGCTAATGGTACGGTAATGCTTAGTGGTAACATGCCTACATTTGGCGCCTATCAAAATGTTGCACAAAGTCATCCAGGTCTTTCTACTGTAAAAATACAATTTCAAGTAAAAGAATGGGATGTTGCAAATGCGTATGATGCTACAACCAATTATCGTTTTACACCACAAGTAGCGGGTTATTATCAAGTAAACGCTGGCATAGCATTTGCAACAAACAATCAATTATCAGTAGGATACATTTTTAAAAATGGATTAAATTATAAAGCTGGAGTGCAAGGAATTAGTGGTATTACCACAGTTAATTCACTTGTTTATTTAAACGGATCTACGGATTATGTTGAAATATTTGCTTATACAGGAGCTGCGCAAAATACGGCTGTTGGAATAGTGAACACTTATTTTAATAGCTCTTTAATAAGGACAGGTTAATTGGATATTCAAACAATATTTAATGTGTTAATTTCTGCACTAGGTGTTTTGGCTATGTGGATACTAAACGGTATCAGCAACAAAATTAAAGACCTAGAAAATGACAACAAAGAGATGCCACATTACTACGTTTCTAAAGAAGATTACCGAAGTGATATATCCGACATCAAGCAAATGTTAAATAAGATATTTGATCGTTTGGACGCAAAGGTAGATAAATGAACATGGACACGCTCTCCATTGTTAAATTCGGTGATAAGGAGTCACTAGGAGAGTTCTTGTTTGAAAATGGTGTTCAGCACCTTTTATTTTGGGAAACATTGACAGATTTAGGTCAAACCTATGCTAAATTTCCCATTACGGATGCAAATGTGGATAACCTCGATGATTGGTTATTGGCTCATCAAGTAGAACATCAAGCATTATCGACTTATCTGGGTTTAGAAAATCCATTCAATATGTTGGATGTCAATTTTAATTCAGAAAATGATTTTTACGATTGGGTCAGTACGCATTACAACATCCATACGCAGATTGCGAGTACATTAAATTTAACTTGAGGATACAAACATGAGTTCAAACGCATTTACACCTTTTGGCAATACCGTAGCATTTATCGCTTCGACTGCTGCACCAACTCCAGTACAAGCAAGTACAGTCGGTGGTTCGGGTAATCAATACTTAATTCAAAACACGGGTAATGCCGTTGTGTTTTTAGGTGTGGGTTCTACTGCTGCACTTGCCAACGCAGCCGCAGCCACCGTAACTTCAACAGGACCATCTATTCCGTTGTCACCTTACACAAATCAAATCTTTACGTTTCCAACACAGTCATTCTTTACGGGTGTGGCTTCTGCTAACTCAACTGTGTACATTACGTGCGGAGATGGACAGTAAGCTATGCAAAAGTCACTAGGTCGCCATAACACGAGGAGTTCGATTTATAACAGATTAAGTTTGTTAGGGTTTTTTACACTTCCTACAACTTACTCTGCAACTTATTTAGTAGTAGCTGGTGGTGGCGGTGGTAGTGGTTCGTTTGGTACCTCCTGGCAAGTTGGCGCTGGTGGTGGTGCTGGCGGTTTATTACAAGGAACGCAAACTTTAACTCCAGCTACTGTGTATTCGTTTGTTGTTGGAGCGGGAGGGGCTGGTGGCGTTACTCCAACTGGTTCAGGTAGTCAAGGAAGTAATTCTACTGCTTTAAGTTTAACTGCAATAGGTGGCGGTGCGGCAAAAAATAATAATAATCCTACTAATGGTGGCTCTGGCGGTTCTGGTGGTGGACCAGCTGGTACGGGTGCTGCGGGACTAGGTACTGCGGGGCAAGGAAATAATTCTGGAACTAGTGTTGGCACAATATTTTATGGGCAAGGTGGTGGTGGCGGTGCGGGCGCAGTTGGTAGCAATGGAACAACTTCTAATGGTGGTAATGGTGGTATTGGTTTACAGAGCAACATTACAGGAACATTAACTTATTATGCTGGTGGTGGTGGTGGCGGTACTTTTGGTGGTGGTGCAATTAGTAGTGGAGCTGGGGGTAATGGCGGTGGTGGAAACGCTGGAAACGTTTCTGCAACTGTTATGAACAATGGTTTTGCGGGATCGGTAAATACTGGTGGTGGTGGTGGTGGTGCGGGTGGCGGCGGTAGTAATACTGCAATGGGTGGTGCTGGTGGTTCTGGTGTTGTCATTATTTCTGTGCCAACCGCAAACTTTACCAATGTGACAACTGGTTCTCCTACTATTACAACAACTGGTGCAAATACAGTAATGACATTTACACAATCGGGGAGTTATACGGCATGAGTCACTTTGCACAAGTTATTGATGGAATTGTTCAAGATGTTATTGTGGCTGGGCAAGACTTTGTTAATACGTTGCCAGATCCACAAAATTGGGTTCAGACAAGTTATAACACCCGTGGAAATGTACATTACGCACCAGATTCTAATATACCTGACGGAGAACCACCGTTAAGAGGTAATTACGCTGGCATTGGGTACATTTATGATGTGGTAAATGATGTATTTTATACCCCACAACCATATCCATCGTGGACATTAAATACAAATACATGGCTTTGGGAAGCTCCAACCCCACTACCAGACACAACAAATTCTTATTTATGGGATGAGCCTACATTGTCTTGGGTGCAAGTGCAAAACATAGTGTGACATTGAGATAAAAATGATGCCAAATAATTCCCTTTCCCCACCCCAAAAAAAAATGGAAAATCCAAGAGATTCATCGGTGGAAAAAATTTCATCACAATTTAAAAATATGATGATTGCTGGGTTGCAATCGTCACGAATGAATCCGATGATATTTGTTCAGCTAGGAGATTTGGCAAAAAAAGCGGTTACGCAACCTCAACTCTATCCACAATTAATTAAAATGGCTTCGGACAATCAAATTATTAGCCCAGAACAAGCTGGACAACAAGTAGATTACAGAATGATTTCTCTTTTTGTGATGATGGGAAAAGTTGCTAAAGAATACATGAGTCAAAATCAAGTTCAACCAACATGAAAAACGATAACATTATTGAATTATTAAAAAACTCTGGTCGTGCAAACGATTCATTGGTAGTTCATTTATCGCCTATTTCTGCTGCAATTTTAAAAAGTCATGGTGGTTTGGGAACAATTAATCCCATTACTGAATTACCCGAATATTGGGGATGGGGTGATTTTTTTGCAGTTTTTATTCCCGTTGCGGTCATTGCCGTTGCGGTTTTTGCTCCAGAATTAATCCCCGCTATTGGTGCTTATATCACTACTGGAAGTGCTGAAGCTGCGGCTGCCGTATTAGCAACCGATGGAAGTGCTGCTGCGGTGGGTGGTGCTTTGACTGCTGCGGGTGTTGATACTACTGTAGCAACTGTATCTGCTGCGGGATCTGCTGCGGTAGGTGCAAGTACAGGTGCTATTAATACTGCTGCACAAGGTGGGTCGGCTGAAGATATTGCAAAAGCGGCTGCCGTTGGTGGAGTTGCTGGTGGTGCGGGT